CTTAGTGGCTGGAAATCTTGGGCAGTATATGGTTATGGTAGTAATGGTGGTAAATTAATTATCACTTTAGACCAGGCACAATTTAATAATGCTAACACAACTCGTTCAGCAAGAATGTATACCTTTTTAGGAGAAACACTTGAAGAGGAAGGTGTATTCAGCACAACAGTAAATATTACATCTACATCAAGCCAAACAACAATTATTAATAATGCTAAAACAGCAACAGATAATGGTGTCAAACTAAATGTTGATGGTGATGGTAATACAATTAATATTGAACAAACAGGTGAGAACAACTTTCTTATAGGTGGTGATTGGTCTAGCGATGCCACAATCACAGGAAGTAATAATACACTTAATGTTGACCAAGGTAATGTAACAACAAGTGGTAATAGTGGCAACAATGGTCTTGCATTAGATATCACAGGCAATACAAACACACTTAATATATCACAAGGCGATTATGCTACAGATGTCGGTGACCATAGAATGTGGATTGATATTGATGGTTCTACAAATACAATGACATTAACACAAAGAAATAACGGCACAACATCTTCTGAACATTTTATGAGTTTAGATTTAGATAGTGGTCAAAATGTTATCACTATGCAACAATTAGACAACGGAGACAAGACATTATTTTTAGATATAAATAATAACAATAATACAGTAGATGTAACTCAATCTGGTACAGGTGAACATTATCTAGATTTAAGTTTAGATACTGGTAGTTATGCTCATGATGTTGATATATCACAGACAGGAACAGGTGACCATGCGGCTCGTGTAGAGTTAGACGGTTATTCTACTAACTTTGATTTAGTGCAACGAGGTTCTACTGACCAAGATTATAATGTAGATATGACTTGTGGAACATCATCAGGATGTACACTATCAACAACGCAAGGTAATTAATGAGAAAAGTATTAACACATTGGACCACTGCCTTTGTAACTTTATTTGTATTAATATATATTGGTTTACAAGACTTTTCAGGTAAAGAAATTTTAAGACTTAAATCATTTGACTATCTTTTAGCAAATGAAGAAGTAACACCATCACAAGATGTAACAATCATAACAATAGATGAAGAAGCAATTGAAAAGTATGGTCAATGGCCATGGCCTAGAGATACACTAGCAAACTTAATTGTAGAGTTACGACAAGCAGAAACAGGTGTTATTGTTATGCCTATATTGTTTAGTGAACCTGATAGATTTGGTCATGATGAAACTTTTTGTGAAGCATTAGGTTACGGTACAGTTATTGCTCAAGTTGGTACAACACAAAAGAGAACATCTAATCCTGTGCCAAGAGGTGTTGCAAAGATAGGTAACCCACTAGACTTTTTGTATGAATGGTCTGGTATGGTAGGACCAACACCAAAACTAGCAAACTGTACACAAGGTGTAGGTGTTATCAACACAGCACCTGAAGTTGACGGTGTTGTAAGACGAGTGCCTTTATTAATGAAGATAGGTGATGAAGTTTATCCTAATATGGCAATCGAAACAATACGAGTTGCAGTAGGTGACCCTAGTTATCAAGTGAAAGCAGATGATTTTGGTGTAACTGCTATAAGAGTGCCTGCTTATACAACAATCAATACAGACGCAAACGCAAGAATATGGTTGAGATGGAACAAACAGTTTAACACAATATCAGCAGCAAGTCAAGACTTTTCTTCGGCTGCAGGAACTACTGTAATTATTGCCTTGACAGCAGAGGGATTATCGAGTGTAGTAGCAACACCTACTGGCGAGAAGTACGACTATGTAGTAAGTGCTAATTCACTCCAGACGATACTAGATGGTGAGAGTATCAAAAGGTTTGATAGTTTACTTGAATTAATGCTTGCATTTTTTGTAGGATGTGTTATAATAGTTGTTTGTAGATACACACCTTACTGGTCTATCGCATTACTACTCGGTGTAGGTACGATAGGCGGTCTTAATTATACATCAATAGCATTTGATGGTCTAGTCTTATTTGATATCACATGGATATTATTAACAGCATTTGTAGTAGGATTTCATTCTACATTCCTAAGATTTATATTAGAGTTTAGACTTAAACAACAAATAAGAAAACAGTTTGAGAAATATCTAGACCCTAGACAAGTGGCGATACTTGTAAAAGACCCTAGTAAACTAAAACTAGGTGGCGAAAGAAAAGAAATGAGTTTCTTGTTTATGGACATTGTAGGGTTTACACCTATCTCAGAACACTATAAGAATAAAGATGACCCGGAAGGTTTAGTTGAAGTTATCAATGACTATCTAAACCGTATGAGTAAAATAGTATTAGATAATGGTGGTACAATTGACAAGTATATGGGCGACTGTATTATGGCATTTTGGAATGCACCACTTGATTGTCCTAATCATGCAGAAATGGCAGTCAAAACTGCTATCGAGTGTGCTGAAGAAACAGACAAGATAAAAACAGAGTTTAAAGAAAGAGGACTACCTGATATTAACATAGGTTCTGGCGTTAATACTGGCACTTGTATTGTAGGTAATATGGGTAGTGAAATGCGACTAGACTATTCTGTCATAGGAGACGCAGTTAATTTAGCTGCAAGACTAGAAGCAACAACAAGAAATTATAAAGACGAGAATGGTAAAGTAACACCTTTACTATATTCATCATTTACACAAGAAAAACTAGAAAATATACAATCAGTAGAAGTAGATAAAATCAAAGTTAAAGGTAAGAAAGAGTTAATTACCATCTATAAACCTATATAAATAGTAATATGGCAACTGTATTCGATAAAATATTAGACACTACAACTGGTCCCAAATCATATGATTGGTACAAAGGAAAGGTATCAGCGATGACAAGTCAGCCTGGTGCTCGAAGTTTAATCAATCAAGGAAAAGCAACTGTAGCACCTAAGTATGGTATAATGAATCTTTTTGGTTATGACCCTAAATTCAAAGAGACATTACCATACTATGATAGATTTCCCTTGATATTCCCCATAGATTTTGCTAAAGGTGGTTTCTATGGTATCAATTTTCACTATTTGCCACCAGGTGCAAGAGTAAACTTTTTAAGACAGTTATCAAGATTTACGAGTGATAAGAATTTTGATAGAAAAACAAGATACAATATTGGTGAATTATCAGGAAGATATTATAAAAAAACAATTAAACATTATTTGTATAGTCAAGTGAGAACATCATTTTTAAACATAACAGCTGAGGAAATGGCAATTGCAATCTTTTTACCAGTCGCAAGATTTAAGAAAGGAAAACCATACTAATGGCTATTTTTAGAGCAGGCAAACGAGTAGGTGCTTTTGACATAAGAGTAGGATTTCCTAGAGATAAAAGTCTTGATAATGTTGATAAAGACCCTAGACTTAAAAAAGGTGCAAACACAGATAACACAATTGGTCGTTTTCGTGCTACTATGGCAAGAGCAGAAGGTTATGCTAGACCAGCAAGATTTGCTATTAAGTTATCTGTACCAGCAAATTTACGCACAGTACTAAAGAAGGCTCAAAATACCAAATCTTCTGAAGGCACAAATGGGCACACACCTTCACACTTAATATCATCAGCATCTAACCCTGACCCTTTTACCATGCTAGATTTAGCTGGACAAATGGGACAACAATTAAATATACATTGTGATAGTGTATCTATGCCAGGTAAAGATTTAGTTACACAAAAGAAACAATATGGTAACGAACCAGAAGTTGATATGGTTACAGGTCATCAATATTCAGGCACAATAAACGCTTCTTTTTATGCAGATAAGTATTTAAGAGAAAGACAAGCCATAGAATTATGGATGAAGATGGCACATAATAACTTGACAAACGAAGCAAAATACTATGATGACTATGCAAAATCATGCAAAATGCAAATTTTTCAATTAGGTTCATTAGATGGAGAAGGTGATAGAGATGTACCTACTTATGGTATAGAAGCGATAGAAGTATATCCTCAAACTTTAAGTGCTGTAGAGTATAATTATGGTTCGACAAATCAGATAGTAAAAATAAATGTAGGATTTGCTTATAAACAATGGTATAATCTTACAACTGACCATATTGCCACTATGGCTTCTGGTAATAGTCAACAAACTATACATGATGTCAAAGGTGCAGATAAAGGATTATTCGGTAGATTACCTATCGA